TTCTTTTTCGCTTCCTGCATTCCTCGTTCTGAACGGTCTGCCTTGCCAACAAACTCATCATCCCAAGGGTAGTCATCATCTTCATCTTCAGTTCCAGTTAGTTCTCCCGTAAAGTCAGAAAACCATTGGTCTGCTTCTTCTTTGTCACTTTCTTCATCGCCCATTGAAGCAAGTTCTTCATCAGTCCACTCGAACTGTTCGTTGAGATCCTCGTCTTCTAGGTCATTGTCATGCAGATCAGGATCATTAGGAAACGGGAACTTTTCATCTTGTTCATCAGGTTTTTCTCCTAAACCCAGTTCCCAATCTGCCCATTGTTCTTTTACCAAACCTTCAACGAGGCGGTCAAATTGTTTCTTTGTAATCTTCATATTTCCTCTTTTGGGTAAATAGCTTACCACTTCTTACAGTTCCAATATCTCAATATCCAAACTTATTCAATGCAAGAAGTGCAAGATCCCATCCTCGAATACTTGCGGGACTTTCTTTGATTTTGGCAACGAATATGTCCAAAGGCATCTTCACAACCTGTAAGTGTTCATTGTCATCTAAATCAAGGTGTTTCTCTGTTCTAACGCAGTCTCTTGCAAAGAACATATGACGTCTTCCATTGGAGTATGGAGAATATGGACAACTTCCAAGGTATTCCATTCGTCCAGCAGAGAACATTGTCTCTTCAACAAGTTCTCGTTCGGCAGCGTCAAGTGGGTCTTCACCCTTCTCTAAGCCACCACCAGGCAGTTCTAGCCCCTCCGACTCATTTCCCGGACGCCACTGCCTTACCATTATCACTTCGTTCATGTGGGTTATAGCAAATATCTGGACACTATCGCTGTCATCAGTAACAAAGAACTTCTCAATGACACCATCAGGAAGACGAACTGTTTTGATGATAATATTTGTTCCATAACCAGAAGACTGGTCTTTCACATTTATGCGCGCTTGACCAATCTTTTCATGGGGTTTTGTTTTGAAGAAGCTCATCTATTATCCTTTAGTGTCTTTGAGTGGAAGATAACCAATTAGAAGAGAGTATGATCAACCGAGTGGTTCCCTATCGTTGTCATCCACCAACTTCTTCCTTCTCTTCTCGGCTTCACTACGACTCTTTGGTTCTTTGTTAGTTTGAAGTTTGTTCTTCGCACTTCTTTTCTTTGAAGCTCTGCTATCTTGATACTTTGGAGGAACTCTTACAGGAGGTGTTTCATCTGGAGGTCCGTCATGTACGGGATCGTAAAACTCTCTGTTTTGTTTGTAAGTGTGAAGAGGGTTTTTTACGATATCAACGATTTCAATTTTATTTTGATAAGGCGGAAAGACAACCAGTTCATTTTTCATATCTGTCATGAAGAACTGTTGTCCAGAGAACACCCCATCAAAGTTCATCTTTTGAAGAAGTCTTGTTTGTTCAGCTTTACTAGTAAGGTGCCTGTCCAAAGGTTCTTTTCTTATTTGCAATGTGAATTGACCCCTTTTCAAGGTCTTATCCAAATCATATCTATTACGAAGCTCCAGAATGTTCAAACCAGGCTTTAGTTTGAAGACAACAATGTACTTTCTTTTTGTGAACCATTCATGGTGACTTTCCTGAAAGAACTCTTTTGGCGTTAGAAGAAAACCATAAAATCCACGAACCCCTGGATGGTCAGTAGATTTAGGATTGATACCAATCTTTCCTGTTTCACTGAAATGAAAGAACAAACCAGTTGTCTCCATATACTTGTTCAGTTTTACCACATCTTTATCCACATCAGTTTTCTTATATGGATCTCCAGAAGGGAAACGAGAATTGAAAGCCTGTTCAACGAGGCTTTCGATCAATTGATCAAGTTGCTTTGGAGAGATTTTCATGACTTCAGTCTTTGTCAGTGTATGGATGTTGAAGAGCAAAGATTTGATTGCTTACAGCCTCTTCAATTTCTCTTAGTCCACGTTCAAACTGTCTTTGAAATGTTGGTAATTCAAAAAGTGTTTCTGCATGAGCATGATATCTCACAATTGCTTTTCTCATCGCTTCGAGATTTTCAACTCTAGTGCTTATGTCAAGTTGTTGCTCTTTGATGATACTCTCAACAAGTTTTTGAATTTGTTTTTTCGTGATCTTCATTTTCAACTTCTCCAATTTTTCATAATCTCAACAAGTTTGGCAAGATGAGACGCTTTTTCATGAACTTGCTTCAATTTGAAAAGTTGATCTTCATTTAGTCCATTTGAGTGACTAATCAAGTTGCCAATAAGTTCTGCTGTTTTATTTGCACTGATTGCTGCCTTGTAAACTCCATTATCCCAACGGATATTGGTTCCTTCTTTCAAATCAGGTCTTTGTCCATCTTCTTCAAAGGAGCCTGGATAACGTTGATGCATTGGAGCACCTTGAATTGTGTCCCACTCAGGATCAGGAGAGAGTTCACTCTCGTTCAATTCTTCATCACACATTTCAGCAACAATGCTCTCGATGAGTTTGTTGATTTGTTTCTTTGTAATTTTCTTACTTTCACCAAACATTGAAGCTCTCCTTTTATCACTTTGGATTGTTCTTATCGCTTTTGCATTTCTATGCATATCCCCAACAAACGCAGCTTCCGGTCCTGTCAAAGAAATGTTGTCGCCAAGATTCAAATATCTCCAAAGATATTTGAAGTGTTTTTCAACTCTTTCTTGAAGATCAGGCGAAACAGAACCATATTCAACATCTTTGTAAAGGTTCTGTGTTAGTCTATAAAGTTGAGGCATGAGTTCTTTTAGTTCTTCAAACTGATCACTCATCACAACTTTTTTTGCAAGCATTTCTAAACTCATTGTCTCATCCTAACGGCCAAGGTTTGCCTGTAATCTTCTCAAAAGACTGCTTGTTGACGTTCTTCAATTTCATCTTTTGAATCACATCTTCAATCGTTGCTCCAGGCTTATTGATCTCATCCTGAAACTCTTTTGAAGCCATGATAGCATCGGTGATTGCCTGTATTTGTTCAGGTCTTGCTTTTAGTTTCAGTGGCATCGCGATTTCTCGTGCCATTTTTGTTGCAAGACCAGCAAAAAAAATCTTTCCAAGTGTGCTTAGTTTGTATGCCACTATTTTGTCCTTTGTTTCAACTTCTTTCACAGAAGTTCGATCTAAGATGTAATTATGATTGCCATTTGTTGTAAGATGGTAAAGATATCAAAAATATGGCTGATCCAATTGAAACAGCACAGAAAATCAACGAACTGTTGAGTGAAAGAAAGAAGACGCTTCAAGAAATCTCAAATCTTGAAAGTCGTTCAATTGCTACAGCTCGAAGCATTGCTGCCGCTATTTCAAAAATCACTGATACGGATGAAGTCAACAGAGGTCTTGAAACAACAAACTCCTTGGTTGAAGCACTTGGTATGGCTGCTCAAAAAGCAACTGATCAAGGTGGACAAGGGATGGATAAGATGGCTGGACAGATTGCTAACGCTGTGAAACAATCTGGTGCTCTTGGAAAGTCACTTACAACACTGGACAAACTCACTTCTCCATTTGCTCTTGGACTAGTTGCCGGACTTGACGGTGCTATTCAAGGTTTCAAGTTCAGTATTCACTCTGCTCAAAGGTTCTTTGGTGTCATATCTCAGGGAGTAAAGACTGTAGCCAATTTTGGCATGTCTTTGATTTCTATTCCATTCAAAATCTTGTCTCATTTGATGAATCAAGTAACACAAGGTTCAAATGAGTTTCGTCAAGAGCTTGAAGCAATCCGTAAGAACTTCGGTGACCTTGCAAGAAACGAAAGCAAGGCAATTATTGATGGGTTCAGAAGTGTTCAAGGTGAACTTTCTAACACAGGTCTTTCTGTAACAAGAACAATGGGTTTCTTTGCTGAGAGATTGAAGGAAGTTCATCGTATGGCACGTGAGCTTGGTCCGACTTTCTATCAATTGAAAAACGAACTTGCTTCAAGTGCTGAAGAGTTCTTTGCTTATCAAAAGGGTCTTGGTTTGAGTGAACAGGCAATGGTTGCTTTTGGACAAAGAGCTCTTGCAATGGGAACCACTTTCCAAGAACAAGGAAGAAGAGTTACATCAACAGCTTACCAAATGGGTGAAGCATTTGGTATCAATGGCAAAGTCATTTCTCGTGATATTGGAGAGATGATGACAGACTTCAAGAACTTTGGTAACATTGCTCCTGAAGTTCTTTCTGGTATCTCTGTCTATGCGAAGAAATTGGGAATTGAAATCAAAGGACTTCTTGGAGTTATTGACAAGTTTGATAACTTTGAAAGTGCTGCTGAGAGCGTTGCTCAACTCAATCAAGCATTCGGTTTGAATATTGATGTTCTTGAACAGTTGAAAGATCAGGATCCTGCTTCTCGAATGGAAAGGATGAGAAAAGCATTCTTTGCAACCGGAAAGAGCATTGAAACAATGACACGTCAGGAACGTGCCCTTCTTGCTCAACAAACGGGTCTTGATGATGCAACACTCAGTCTTGCATTCTCTCAAAAAAGTCAAGCTGTTTCATATGCAGACATTCAGAAACAAGCTCAAGCAACACAGAAACAACAGCTTTCTCAAGCGGAAGCGATGCAGAAGCTTTCCAACTCCATTGAGCGTCTTGTTCGTCAAGGTGCTCAACTCAATGGAAGCTTCCTTCAAATCTTCTTGAAAGGTTTTGAAAAGGGAATTGAGCGTTCATGGGAATTCCGAAAAGTCATAATGAACCTTCGAAGAGCAATGCAAGATACGTTCCATACGGGCATTCGCGTTGGACGTGATTTCATGAAGTTCTTCCCTGGTGTTGCTGACATGTTCAAAGGCATGGCAGAATTGTTCGAAAGAGGACGTTGGCGAAAGATGCTCGGTTCTGTTCGAGACAGTTTCAAAGACTTCTTCAAGGAGATGACAACAAACCCTCAAACGGCATTGCCAAATCTTCTAAAGAAACTGAAAGATAATTTCTTCAACTTCTTTGACACTCAATCCTCTACAGGAAGAAAAGTTCTTGATGGTTTCAAAACTTTCTCAAAGAGTATGTTGGTAATCTTTGGACAGATTGGACTTGCTGCTGTAAAAGGTGTAACAAAAGGTGTGAAGTTCCTTGCTGACTTTATCAAAGATCCTTCTGCTGCAATTGCTGGACTGAAATCTGGCGCTGGAGCTGCTGGTGGTTTCTTCGGTGAAATATTTGCTGCTCTTGCTCCGGCGGGATCAGAACTTATCAAAAATGTCCTTCCTGCTCTTTGGGATGCAACAAAACAACTGTTTGGGGCAATCGGTGAAAGACTTGAACCTTATTTGAAAAAGGCTCTGCCTTGGATTTTTGGAGCTGCCTTCGGTCCTGCTGCAATCGGAGCTGTTGTTCGTGGATTTGGTGGTGCTTTGCTTGTTGCTCTCGGAGGAGCAGTTGCACGAGCTGTGAAGAATGCGTTTACAGGACGAGCAGTCAAAGCAGCAGCCGAACAAGGGCTCCACGGGCTCTCCAATGTCGTGAAAGATGTTTCGACGGGTCCTAAGAGCGCAGCATCTTTGAAGGGGATTACAGAGGCGACTGGAGCCGCTGCAAAGGCAGGTGAAGTTGCACAGAAGTCTCCAATCACTGGAGCAGCCGTTGCTAAAATGGTTCTAATTGGAACACTCATAACGGTTGGTATTTCTGCAATTGCTCTTGCAATGGCTGGTGTCGCAACAATCATTCAACAACAAAACATCAAGCCCGGAACCATGGCAGCAACAGCCGGATTGTTTATCGCATCTGGTCTTGTTATGGCTGAAGTTGCTGGAATTATGTACATTCTTGCTTCTGTGGGTCAACTAGCACCAGCTATGGGACTTCAAATAGCACTTGGTCTTGGTGCTGTTTCTTTGGTTGCTTTAGGAATGGGATATGCAGCAAAAGAAATGATTGAAGCTTTCAAGGGTTATAAAGAAAGTGATATCAATAAAGCAACAAAAATAATGTTTGCTACTAGTGGTATTTTCTTAGCTGCATCTGCGGTAACTGCTGTTGCTGCCGGTGTTGGAACTTTCATTCTTGCAACTGCTGGAGCCGGTGGAGTTGCAATGGCAGCAGGATTTGACGCCATTCAGGGTGTTATCATGAAGATGACAGGAACAGTCCTTGCTATCATTGAGAACATCAAAACGATCCCCTTGGATGCAGGATTTGAACGTCAAACTCAAACCTTCACTTCTATTCTCGGAACAGTTGGAGAAATGGCTGGTTCTATTTCTTCAATTATGACAGCCGCAACTCCTTCATTTGGAGAACTTCTATTTGGAGGTCCGTCGTTTACCCAAAAACTCAATCAAGCAAAGGAGTTTGTAAAATCTCTTGGAGGAGAGATGACTGGAATGATTGATCAGTTTGTCAATCAAGCGAAGGCACTTTCAAATAGAGGTCCACAAGCTCTTCAAGGTGCTGAAACTTTGGCAAATACTCTTGGAAGTGTAATGGGAGCAGCCAAAGCACTTCAACCACCACCAGAACTCTTCGATACTGGCTGGCTTGATACTCTATCAGGAGACACGGCTTCATCTCGTATTCGTGCTCTTGGAGACTATATTAGCCAAATCTCTACAGCTCTTTCAGGAACCTTCAAAACTGTTGGTGAACAGTTTGCAACTCTTTCAAGAGGACTTGTTTTTGGAGAAGATGCGCAAAGAGCAGCGACAGTAATCAGTGAAATTTTGAGAAGCATCTCTTCTCTTGCTTCTGGTATGGCAAATGTAATCCGTCGACAATATGGAAATGATGCTGAGGATCTAGCAGATGTTGCTCCACGACTTCGAACATTCATTTCTGCTTTTGTCCAAGGAATTATGGGACGTGCAGGAGAACCTTCAATCTTCTCTGCTGCATCTGACCTTGTCAAAAAGATTGCTCAAGAAACACAAGGTTTGAGCGAAGGACAAGCTCGTGTTGTTGCAGATGTATCTAAAGCAATTGGATCAGTATTTCTTGCAATCGGAACTCTTGCAGAACTTCTTGCATTTCAAGATATGTTCAAAAATCTGCCTCAAGGAACAACGATTGCAAGTGAATTGAGAGCCATCAGTGAAGGTTTCTTTGGACCTTTGTTAGGTGCTGTGCAAGGTATAATTCAAGTGTCCGTTGAAAGTTTCAAGAACTTGAAACAAAATCAAGTCAAGAACTTGAAAGCTGGTTTCGAAGCTCTTGGTGACTTTTTCGGTCTTATAACACGCATTCCTGAAATGTTCAAGTCCCTTCGAGACTTCGGTCAGGGAGGAAATGAAAAAGCCTCTTATTCAGAGGTTGCGCAAAGGCTAAAGACTTTTCAAGGCTTTATTTATGGAGATGGAAACTTCAGTGTAATCAGTTTCATCCAAAGTCTTGTTCCAAAACTCGAAGTCTTCAATGCAATTCCAAGAGGAATAAATATAAAAGTCGAAAGTTTTTCAAAATCTTTGGATGCAATTACAAAAATACCACAAGCGTTTGGAGCAATCAACGATAGCGTTGAAATGTTTGAGCAACTGAAAGGACCAGAAGGCTCTATCGCTACAAGAGTTGAAAGTATGATTGAGAGTGTGAATGAAATCTCTGCTGCGCTCAAGGGAGTTAGATTTGACAATGTCAATGTCTCCTTGAAACGTCTAGCTTCTGATCTTGGTCTTTCAGCAACGAAAAGGCAAGAATACACAATCAAGAACAGAAGCTTCAAAGTAGATTTGACAGTAAATGTCAAACTTGATGCAGATGAGTTTGAGGAGCATTTGATTGGAAGACCAGGGGGAACAAGGTTTACAATCGACCCTGATTACAGGGAAACATAATGGGGAATAGTCAATGAAAAATAAAGTTTGGGATCAAATCCGCTCAACAAAGCAGTTCAAAAAAGTCTTGGAAGAACTTCCAAAAGATGAACGTGAACAAATAGAAAAGAGCCTACAGGCTCTTTGTGATAACTTCGCAGAAAGCGTTTTAGATCCTTTAGAACAACTTACTTCTGTAAAGTAAAATCAGTCATTGCATAAATGGCTCTTGAGTTCTCATAGAAGATTTTCTTTGTTTCACAATCAAGGAAAATTCCAATGACTAGAACTTTTGTTGTATTTGAGCTAGGAATTTGCACTACGTGTCTATTGAACGTTTCAAGCAGAATTATGTTTCTGGTGAATGGTGGTTCAATTACAATATAGCTATCGCTTAGCATATCTCTAGGATCAATTCTTGGCTCTTGACTTGCCCATTGATGGTAATCAATTTCAATAAAACTGATCTTATCTTCAGAAGATATCTGAATCACTTCACCAATCTTTAGGGTGGAAATGAAGGTAGATTTTTCTTCGAATGTCATTCAATAACCTTTTTTAGGTAGAAAAAAGCTTCTTTTGAATTCATAAGCACATAGGTTTGGTGTGAAGGCAAGAAAAAACAAGTTACTTCTTCATCTTTGTGTTGTTCAACAAAGATTAGTGCAATATCTTGCTCTTTTTCCGTTGGAGAAAACTTTATAAGTTTCCCAAAAGGACTTTGCACAAAGCGTAATGTTGCCGAATTACTTTTAGTCATGCAATCTTTCCATTTGAGATAGTCGAAACTCCTAAAAGAGACTTCGCCTTTCATTAGGGAAAGTTCAAATAAAACTAAACTAGCTGGCTTTTGCTTGTTGAAAAACTCAAGAGCTAGTTTACTAAGTTTGGTGTATGGTTTTGATTTGATATAAGTCATCAATTCATTCAGTCATTTGAATGACTGAAATATTCCTTTCTTGCATCAACTTGCGCAAACGAGGGCGTTTGCGTCCCACGTTCAAGAACCATTGCCGTAAGCTTTCCACCAAAACAGCATCCGGTGTCAAGTGCGTAGCAAATTCCCTGATTTGCGGATGGAAGTTCAAGAACCTTTTCAAGGTCAAAAACGTGATGACCAAAAGCTACGTTCTCTGCTCCATCCCAAAAGGTCGTCCAGAAAGACGTATTTTCCTTCGGCTTGAAATCCGGAGGAGGTCCAAGTTGAACTTGCGTAAAGTTATCGTTATCAAGATAACGAGTATAGATGATCTGTTCTGGAGTGTGATCTTGAACCTTCTTGCCAGGAAGCAAGCCTCCATGAACAACCACCAAATTAAACTCCGGGAGTCGGAGATAAAATGGCAGCTTCTTTAGATACCATCTATGGTCATCCGTCAAGGAGTTGTAAGCTTCCAGAATATATTCTGGCATCTTCATCGGGTTCTTATAGTGCCGATTATGAATTTTCTTTTGTTCGTGTCGGAAGAAGCGAAGATGCTTCGCTTCATGATTTCCTTGAACGACGTTGACAACGGCATTTCGCTTCATTGCCCAATCAACGACCTCCATACTCTTCGGTCCCCTGTCAACGAGGTCGCCAACCAAAACAAGGTGGTCGCTGTCCTCATCGTAGGACACCTTCTTTAGAAGGTCTTGAAACTCGTCAAAGCACCCATGAATGTCGCCCACAACGATATGGCGCTTCCGGTGAAGTAGGTGTTCTTTATTCATACTTTCACCATAGCACAGATTTTGATGAAATTCAAGGAATGCAGGAATCGTCAGGTTCTAAGATCAATAAGTGACTCGACAAAGTAGCCCCTTGTTTGCTTTACTTTTTCGAACATTTCCCTCGAAATTTCGACCGTTTTTATAGGACCATCCGGTGCTGTAAATTCCCTTACGGGATGAAATTGATTTTGGTTTCCGACCAATTTTATTTGCTGTCCCTGTACCCTTGCTTGTGTATCAAAAACACACATATCAATTGTTGGGTAAACATAGAAACCAAGTGGATACATGGTTCCATTTACTTTCTTTTTCCACTCTTGAACATAAGCAGTCGTCATATCATTTCACCGTTATCTTTACAGATACGTCCACTGTCATTTTTGGAGTACCGATTTGATTAATGAGATTATGTTCTTTTGCTTGAGATGGTGAGAGAAACATATCCGCATGGTCGTTATTTTTCAATAACTCTTTCCAATATCCATCCTTTTGTCCGGTCTTTCTATCAAGAAGTTTGAACAGGTGTTCATTTACTCTCTTGGCACCGTCAGCAAAAGAGACAATATCTTCTGTTTTACCAATAACACCAGAAGACATTTGGTGAACCATGATATCACTGTTTATTGACGCATATCTCAATCCCTGATCACCACATGCTGCAAGGAAAGCTCCGGCTGACATTGCATGACCGCTAACATATGTCAAAATCTTCTTCCCGCAGTTTTCTAATGCATCCACCATCTCTAGAAGAGCATAAACATCTCCGCCCGGAGAGTTGATAACAATTGGGATGACGTCTTGACCTGTATGACAAAGAACATTCAATTCATTGATAAATTGGGCAGCCATTTCCATGTTGAATTCATCTCTAACATAGATCACCCCAGGCATTCCAAACTGCCAGTTTTCGTCTTGAATGAAAAGTCTCTTGTCAATGTTATATTCGTATTTCATTTGTACTCCAATCACTATATCATAACATGCCGGATTATCATTTCAAATGAGAGCAAAAAGAAAAAATCTAACATGAAATAAACCCAACTACTTATCTTTATGAAGAAACAAGTAAGTACAGGAGTGTTGGCTGGGGCACAAACATTTCTTGGAAATGGAAAGCCTTGGGGATTTGGAAATCAAAACCAAATGGCAGCTCCACTTGATCCTTCTGTTCAAAAAATGACAAATCAGGAAGATTCTGAAATCAATCAAAACATTGAACACGAAGAAGAAGTTCTTGGAAAATGGGATGGTGGGTATGACTATTCTTTTCCTGCAACTGTAAATGGTCCAGGAGCGGGACCAGACAACTTGACAGATTTAGAAAGAGCTGCAAAAGAAGATGATGAACTCTTTGAGCAGCTTGCTCCATATGCATATGGAACTCAAAGAACACCGGCAGATCAAAATTACTTTGATCTGCCAGGGACTCCAAAAAGAATGTGGTTTGCAAAACCACAAAACTTTGTTCCTCAAGACCGAAAAGAACCATATGAAGTAGAACATGTTGATAGTGAATTGGATGATATTCTTGCTGACAGTGAGCCATTGAATACACCCAATGACTATGAGTCAACAAGTATGTATCAGCAGGGTCACCTTTACACTGTTCCGGTTGGTGCCAACAGATTGGTTTTGAGTAATCCAAAACCAGCCCTCCAAGGCGAGTTAGAAGAACAAGCGGACCCAACACGCTGGTATTTACGATCGGCTTCTGCAAAGGCTATAACCGATCAGACAGTGGACACGATCAGACAAGAAACTGAACCGCTTCTTTTGGGCGATCCAGAACTTGATGATGATGTTGTAGATATGTCTCCATTTAGTTCTGCTTATCTTGTAAAACCAAGACGATGGGTAAAAAAAGAAAAAGATACTGATATTAGAACACTTGATGATAGTCGAAAGAAAATCACTTATGAACAAATCAAAAGAGAACTCAATGAAGTTTCTTTGAAGTCCATTATTGCTCCAATTCAGTCTTGGGTTGCAACAGGAAACAGGTCTTCATTTCAAACAATAATGAAGGTATTTCAAGTAGCCAAAGAAGAAGGAGCAACGCCAGAGATTGTCAATCTAATTTCTCAACATGGAATGAGTGTTGCTACTGATGGTGCAAGAAGAAAAAGAGTTCTAAAGTTGCTAAACTGTATTGAGGATTGAAAAATGAGCGATAATGATGACGATTGGTTTGATAGGTATATGAGAGATAAGCAGCGTTTCAATCAAAGTAAAAACATTGCTGACTTGCCTCATTATGAACCTGCCCACAGTAATGTGGACATTGAAAAACTACTTCAAGGAGTTCCTGGAAATCCTGTTCCAAATAGAGGAACAGGAGACATTGATCCAATAGCAATTCTTCAACAAAGAATTGCAAACGGACAAATACATCACCAACCACAACAATCTCACCAAACAGTTAGATTGGTTGAAGGTCATGACTTCTATAAAATGGTGTATAAAGCCGATGGTGAATACACGATAAATGTGGTAAGAAAAGTCGGACAACTAAAAAACCTTTCAAATAAGCAATTTCTTTTGAAAGGTTCAGAAAAATGTTATGAACTACGTGGAAATGAAGTTCTCGATCTTGGAAAGATCAACCCACATGATCTGAAAACTTTGGTTGCTGTTGAAACCCTCTTTGAGGGAGTAATCCTTGTTCCTCGTTCAGCAGTTATCGAACAAGGGCAAAATCATAACGGAAAAACTCTTTTGAGAGGTTGATCCAACTAAATTCGTTCATTATCATTGATTATTATCAAGTAATGGAACATAACCAATTAGAGGAGACAACACCATCCTCTACTTAGCTTGTTGAAGATTGAAGAATGCCGTCTAATTTTCCTACATCATTAGATAACTTGATTAGCCCTTCTGGTGGTGATGTTCTAAACACACCCGGACTAAGACATAGTGATCAGCATATCAATGCGAATGATGCAATCAATGCCATTGAGACAAAAGTTGGTGTAAACTTTTCAAGTACCCAAAATACGATTGATTACATTGTTAGATTATTTTTACTTGTTTCAACACAACATCAAACAGCAGGTTATCGTGAAATCGAAGGTTTTCCATTTCCAGAAACAGTCACATGGTATACCGATAACACAAAAGTTATAAAGCTTGTTGAAAAAGAGTTCGTTTATTCTTCCTCTTCGATTGTTCCTGATCAGATTATTTTGCGACTTTACAACGGCACGGGTGCAAATACAGTTCTAAGAACCATAACAGATACGATTTCTTATGATGGAGTATTTGAAATTTCTAGAGAACGTTCGGTAGTTGGATAATATCAACATATTTATCATTCAGGAAAAGGTCCGGTAATGTATGCCTCTTGAATCACCAGTTAGTGTCTTGTTTGCTTCAACAGGTGTTGAAGTTGCGGTTTCATCATCTACAGCTATTGCTTCGTCAACTGTAGGTTTTCTCGCCATGGCTTCAGGTTCAACTGGAGCCCAGTTTCTAAAAATTGATAGTGATGGTGCTCTTGTTGTTTCAGGAAACTTCAGTGCAGCTTCTGTGGCTACTCAATCAGTTCAAATTGCAGGTTGGGATTCGGGAGTAACTGGATCTGTTTATTCAACTATCCTTGGAACTCCTTCGGTTTCTGTTACAAACCTTCCGACAACACAATCCATTTATGTTGGTGGTTGGGCAGCCGGAGTTACTGGTTCTGTTTATGCAACACTTTTGGGTTCTTCTCAAGTCACGGTTGTTGGAACAGCATCAGTTCTAAATCCTGGCGCAATTAACACAAACGTTTCTTCGGCAGCAGCGAGCCTAACTTCTTACACAATGCTTCCACTTCGACCGACCCGAAGAGGTGCAACATTCTGGAAAGAAGGAACGAACACCTGCTATCTTTCTCTTGCTGATGTTGCTTCTACATCACAATACACAGTTCGTCTTTCAAACAACGGATATTATGAAGTTCCGTTTGACTATATTGGACCTGTTTCGGTTATTTTCAGTAATGCCTCGGCTGGTAACAGCATTCTTGTTACAGAAATCACTGGATCAATCTGATATTTGAGTTAGATTGATATTTACAATGGGGGCTGTTTGCCCCCATATTTAATTCATGAGGTTCAATGTCTCTTACTGACACATATTCGATGGTTGCTGTTTCTGGAAGTGTGGGAGTCACAACGGGAACAACTCCGGTCACAATGATTTCAGATCCGGGAACAGATCCAAGTTTTGTCATTGACAAAGAAAACTTGTCAGTTTTGAATAGAGATACTGCTTCGGTTACAATTACAATAACCGTTGCTGGATCTCCAACCGCAGTTTACGATACTGTTACTCTTTCTTCCGGGGACAGATACACAAATCCTTCAAAAATAGTTGTTGGAAATGGACAAACTCTTACAATTGTTTTGGCTGGTGCAGTTACAACAACAGAACCATCATGGGTCGTATCTCACTACAGGATTGTTGACTAATGCCAGTTTATGATGCGAACGGTAATTTGAAAGTTGTTGGCGACCTTGCTTCTAACATAGATGTTCGAGAAACTGGAAGTATTGTTTCTCCCAATGCTACTTTTGTCAATTTTGTTGGTGAAGGTGGAACTGATGTTTCTGTTGTAACATCGGGAAGTGGAGTCACGGTTACTGTTTCCAGTTCATTGTCGGCTCAAGGTTCAAGTTACAATCTTGTCGTAGCTTCTGGAAGTAGTGGGCAAATCGTAACCTCATCTGCTAACTTTATCAACTTTACTGGTCCAGGAATTGAAAGTGTAAATATTTCCGGTTCTGGCGTCACGGTTACAACTACGACCGGGTCTGGCGGATCACCTTTCAATCTTGTAATTTCTTCTGGTTCTGCTGGTGCAATTGTCACCGCATCCGTTAATTACATCAATTTTCAGGGCTCAGCAATTCAAAGTGCTGTAGTTTCTGGCTCTGGCGTTTCAATCACAATAACGTCTGGTTCTGGAGGACCCGGAGGTTCATCAACTTTTTCAAAAGGTGGCGTTTTCCTTGATCCAATCTTCCCAACAGACACAGTTATTTGGAGATCGGATGGTTCCTACACTTTGACAAATGTCAGAGGATATCTCAGTGGCGCTACACCTTGTTCTGCTTCAATTAACACCAGAGTAAACTCTTCTGCCAATCTTTCATCAAACTTGTTTATTACAACATCTGGAAACTGGTGGGTTGGTAATGCGCCCATAAACACATCAGTTGTAGCAGGAGATAGTTTAGAAATTAGACTTCTAAGTCTTTCTGGTTCTGTCAAATATGTAAACATTCAAGTAGACTTATCTTCAAGTTGATAACTTATGCCAATTAGAAATAAAACTGTAGAATATTCATTTAATTACATCACCTCCTCTATTGCGGCTGGCACGTCCGGTTCACACTCGCCGCTCGTTATTCACATTCCTGAGACTGGTTCGCATAGAACATTTAGAAGCGTGGTCGTGCAGCAATTTTTCTTTCAAAGTCCTGCTAGTGCAGTATCACCTTCAGCAATGGGAGGCTCAATCCAATTTACTGGACCTTCTCTCAGTCCAATATCAACTGGGATTACTTCTTCAACCCTCACAAACTCAGGTGAAGATCATTCTTTCATGTGCCAAAGAGATGTTACTGGATTTTTTCAAGCTTATTTCTCTTCTTCTTTCAATCATGTTACCTGTTCTTTGACCTCACAGTTGACGCAAACAACACAGCCTTACACCAACATTGCATCCAAAATTATTATCACATATTCATATGAAGAATTGAGCTCTTCAATTCAACTGAAAACTGTTCGGATTCCGCTAGAAGGCACAACAGGAAACCTTACAACTACTCTCACAGCAGTTGACACAATACCAGCACTTGCAACCTATTTGCCAGAAGCTAACAAAACTTTCAGAGACATTTTCTTTGAGATTGAAGTTCAAAATAATCGAACCGCCGTCGCGAATCCCGATCCACAACTAAACCTAAGTTTGGATGCCGAAGCTGCATGGGGTGATGGAGCTCCAAATGATGCTCTTTTGGGGGGAAGTTATTACTATCGTCTTTTGAAACGACCAGATATTAATGTTTCATCTTCTCATGTTCTGTCTGCTTCAACAACAAACACAGGGACTCCTTTTCCTTGTTTGACAGCGGTTCTTTATGCAACATATGAATATGATGCACGAGAAACAACAAGTGTTTTCAACTCCCTAATGATCCCAATTTTTGATGAAACTGGATGTATTGGTGGAAATACTCCTAGTCTTCAAACGCGATATAGAAGAACTTTTCCAATCGTTGATGAAGGTCCAATTCAATTAAGAAAATCTGGAGCTAAGATTTGGTTTGGAGATGGTGCTGGCGTTACAACTAATTTCCGAGTGAATAGCCAATCTTATGCTTCTTATACATGGGCAGCATCAGTGCGTGGAGGGTCGATGGTCTTTCAAAGAACTTTCGATCAAGAACTTTCAAGCTCGTTTCAACGAGGTTTGAACGAAATAACGTTCGATATTTATCGAACAGGCACAGCCGTCGGTAGTTTGGGTTCTAACTTAAGTGGAATGATGTATTTGAATTATACTTCATCTGTAAATCCTGAAGGTGGGGGTTCAAACACAAAAACATTAGTAACTCATTTGAAAGGATTCACAAATGATACATCCTCAGAAGTTATAATTTATTCAAGTTCAATCAATCAACCCTACATGCCTGAAAATTATTACTACCTCACGTCTGGTGGTGGACTTTTTTATGTAAACTCTCTTGGTTCTGTCGCTACTCAATGGTTATCTTGGCAAACTCAAATTAGACCAGAAGAGCCTTTGGGCTCTGGTTGGATTTCCTTGTATGAAGGAACCTTCCTCGGAGATGCTGAAACTGGAATTAATCCATGCGGAGCCTTTGCTCAAGAAGTATGGAAAAGATACCCAGGTGACCCTGCACCAGACAGAGTTTCTTATAGAAAAGATAGAAACTTTAGATTCAGTACCGGACCTGCGACTACACAAAGAATTGTTGGAAACAATATCACAACATACCATTCTCGACAGTTCAGCAAATCAGGAAACATCTATCCAAATCCTGGCGATGGACAAATTGTTCGTATTTATCGAAACGATACAAATGAACTAATTCTGACTGCTTCAACAGATACAAACGGACAGTACACGGTTGATTATCATAATGATACTATTGATCTATATTCTGAGGTGAAAGTGTCAGATACTCAAATAGGCAGGTCTAACTTGTTTAGAGTATCTGGATCAAGCACTATAACTCCACTTGACATTCCAGATGTTAGCCTTGAATTGGCAGATGACTACGTTGTGGTTCTTTGGTCAGATGAAAGTCCAAATGGTTATGATTTCGGACAGCTCGATCCTGTTAGATACCCAACTGTTGGTTCATTGGCAGGACACCCAGCACCACTCTTCGATGGAACCAATGACTTTCTTGAAAACTACACCGACTCATTTGTTGATATCATTGGAAATGGCGCATTTGAAATTTGGTGTGTCTTTGACATTAACAGTGTGAATGGTAACGGGACTTCCTACTTTTCAAGAGCTGCTCTGTTGACGGAATCAGACGGCTGGGTTGCTCTTTCAATTGACGCCAACAATGTTACTTGGGGATACAACGGTGATGATGTCACCGACTACGTCAGAAATGACTCAGTATCGCTCCTTGGAACTGGTGTAAACGTTGTAAGAGCGCGAATGACATCAGAGCGGAATATGTTGCTTCGAGTGAATGATCGAGCAGAAATAGGTGCTCTTCAAGTGCCAGCTCTTAGAACATGGGCAGCACAGTCACCTAGAATTGGAGGGAACTGGAATTCAACTCGCTTCTTCAATGGAACTTGTCATATTTGGGTATTCCAACGCGACTTGCTTGGTTGGGAATCAAGGTATTTCTACAAATACCTTCAACAAAGATATGGTGTAACCATTCCTACTTACTAATATGAACACAGCAGATATCTATCTATATAACCCAACAATTTCAAATGGAACAAATTCGGCAGACATAGTTCTTGTTAGACCTATCGTCATGATAATTGGATGAACAAATGCCTTCATACGACTCACAAGGAAGACTGAAGATAATAAATGCAAATTCCGCTTCAACAGGAAGTGGAGGTGGCGCAATTGCAATTGCTTCCGGTTCAAATGGTGTTTTAGTTGACACAGATGCTACATTTATCAATTTTGAAGGAACGGCAACGGAACTGGTCGAGGTTTCTGGATCAGGAGTATCACTCACTCTTTCAAAAAACCCAGTAAAAGGCTTTAGAGGATTTTCAACTTCTTCATATTGGTCAATTCCCATTGACGGAACAAATCTTAGCGGTTCAAATGCTGGGTTTGAGGTTGTTGTTGCCGCAATTCCAAATCGCATTTTGGGTGAAACAACATTTGCAAGAGCCTTAGTTTCAAATATGTATTTGAATTTTGGTGAAGGTTATGAGCTTGGCTTTACTGATACTCGACCAAATTATATTTCAAACGACGCTAGTTTAACCAGAGGACAAAATTTTACACCAAGCTGGCATTTTTCAAACCCAATTGCTAAACCCTTGCTTCTTCTTTCTTTTGCGTGG